AACTCTAAATATATTGCTGACTGTAAATGATATTTGTATCTAAATGCACTTTTTTCAAAATTCTTTACGTCTACAGTAGTTTTTAAATCTACGATACCACCTTTATTTTTGAGTATGTCAGCTTTACCTCTAAACGCTTTGCCTTGTATCATTCCTATAGCCGGCTCTTCAAACTTACTGTCGCTTAATAAATCAATAGCCTTAGGGTTTTTAAATAAAGCATCTACTAACCTCTCATTTTCTGAGCGTTCCTTAGCTGTAAAACATTCGCCATATTCTAAAACAGCCTCTTTAAACTTTTTAGTATTTCTACTCTGTACGTCTATGAATTTAATTTGCTCGTATTTCTCAGGCTCTAAAACAGCTGTGTGAAACAAATGTCCTGACCTTAAAGCCGGTGTGCTTTCATTCTTTGCGTACTTAGTAATGTAATAGTAAGTCTTAGGACTGTCTAACATTAATTTTAAGCTACTAGAACTTAAAGCTAGTTTATTTAATTCACCATAGTAAAAGCTATCGTCTACCATTTTTAAAAGTAACTCGTCTTTATCGTATTGCTTACCGTCTAGTAATTGTATTTTATTTTTCATATCTCTATAAGTTTGATGCGTTAAAACAGTCACTACTACAAACACCTTGTGACTTTATAGGTGTACCACATTCTGTACATTCGTACTCTCTATCTAAACTGTCTAAATAGTTGTCTAAATCGTAATCTAATTGCGTCATATTATAAATTGTTTTTAAAGGTTTTAATTTTACTTTCTAACTCTAAAAGTTTTGCCTCGGCTTTTAATTTTGCGTGCCTCCAAGCTGTAATCTGTACGTTATACTCTCGCTGACGCTCTTGCATTTGACTGACGTATATACCAATACGAGCCAAAGAGTCAGCTACGCTATGTAACTCTTCTTTAACTTTAGTGTTATTAGATTGGTCGGCTTTTGATTTCCATTCAAGTATAATGTTAGTCACTATCTCAAAATGTCCAAAGTAGTTTAGTTCTTCAATATCGAGTACGTTTGACTCTATATCTCTAAGTGTTAAGTTTTTTGTTATATCATTCATACCTGCAAGTTAAAAAAAGTATTGTTAATAACCTACAGTAAATGTTTAAAATTATTTATTTTTTTTTGCTTTTATGTCAGCTCGTCTTTTATGGTACTCCTCCCATATACCTTTATCCGGTCTTTGAGTATCGTTTGTATTAATTATAACAGCCTTAGACTCAGGTAGCATATAAAGTTCTTTAGCTGTTACGTCACCTTGCCACATAGTAGTTTTTTTAATATTTTTTACCTGTAGATCTGGCAATGTCATATTATTAAGCCAATATAAATAATTACCTTTTGGGTCAGCTACAAAGTATAGTTTTACTACGTCAGCATCTAAACTCATTAAAGCGTCGTATTTAGATTTTTCTAGTAACTTGTCGCTGTAGTATTTATTCCTAAACTTCATTTCTATAACGCAACGTTTACGCTCACCATTTTTTAAAGGAGTCAAACCCTCAGCGTCAAACCTAGAGCCTCCTTCACCTGTCCATTTTAATTGCCAACCGTCAAAATTTAATATTTGTACTACTGCTTTCTCTAATTTATGGACACTATCTATTGTCATATATTTTATTTAAGTCTGTGATAAATCTTTGTATACCTTTAGGATTGCAAGTGCAAGGCTCATAAAATGCGTGCGAAAATATAATTGCGTGCATCTCACAAATTTTAGTGTATTCTGTTTTAGATATTCTACTGCTAGTACTTTCTCTAAACTTAGTCCAGTATTCGTATTGCTTTTTATCCATTTCTTTTAATTGTTAATGAGTCTAAAGCGTCTCTTCTTTTTTCACAGCCACAGCTTTCGTAACCTAGTAAATCTATTACTATTTTCTTAACTAACCATTGTATGCCTGTAAACTTAAATATCGTTTCTAGTGTCGTTCCTATCTTCATAATCTAACCTAATTTGATTTTTAATAATTTTTAAAGTATTTCTAAGACTCCAATAAGTTATTTTAGACTCTCTACTAAATTTAGCTAGTTTTTTACCGTCTATATAAACCTCTTTAAATATACGTCGTAAATAGTATATATGCATTTTGTCAGAACTAAAATTGTCTAGCATTGTTTCATTTTCTAGCATCTCTAAATACTCAGGGTTTTCGTACCAATTAACTATAGCTTGGAGTTTGTCGAAATTATCTTTTTTTTCTACATATTCTATATCTAATTGCTCTAGCTGTAATTCGTTAAAATCTGTGTAAGTAACTTTTTTCTCGGCTCTCTTTAAATCAAACACTAAATTTCTTAATGTTAAGTAAATAAAATAGTAGTTAATCTCATTATCATTATAAAGTATGTCAGCTTTCTTATTTTGTACGTAAGTCTGTACTTTAATATACATCTCACTAACTATATCTTTAGCTGTATCTTTATTGACTTTGAAACTTTCTACTATCTCTAACCAATTACTATGTTTTTTATGTATTTCGGTAATTACGCACTTCATTAACGGTAAAGTACATAATTCTATTTAATTTTAAAAAGGTGCTTTTATTAATTTCATTCTTTTTACTAAACTCTCATTGTTAATAGAGTAGCCTACATTGTTAGTAATTGCTTTTAAAAGTATAGGACTATCTAAAGGTGTGCATCGACCTCCAGAACTAATACTTTTAACTTTCTTTATATGCATTTGTGAATACATAAATTCTGTAGGGTGCTGTATAAATCTATGAGCCACAGCAAAAAAGTCGCATCTGTTTACAAATTTACCTCCACCCTCTATAGAACTACTCTCAGGTACTTTTGGATAACCGGCATACTGACCGTCTCTATAGACCTGTCTAATTGCCTCAGTATTTGCGTGAGTACATAACCATACCGTAACTTTATTCTTTTTACAAAACAGTCTTATGTCTGTAGTAGCCTCGTAGTCGTACTCGTGCATTCCTAAGCCTTTTAGCATTTCTTTATCTTTAGCTAAACTGTTATACGGGTCAATTAAAAAACCGTCGTACTTAAAAGCTATCCTATGATTTTGCGCCTCCTCTAGTAATTCTTTGTAAGTATAAAGTTTGTTATTGTCTATAAAATGAAAATGCTCTCTTATAAATTCCATACCTTTATTAAAGTCAGCCGGTATAATTCTATTAAGAGGCTCTTCTATTATAAACTCTAGTATCTTTTGTATTAATTCGTAAGGCTCGTTCTCAGAACTATAAATAAGCCATTTGCTGTTATGTCTCATTGAGTATAAAACCATTAAGTAAATAGTTAAACTAGTTTTACCAACGTTTGCGTGACCTAGCCATATACCAAAGTCTTGAGGCTTTAATCTAAAATACTCGTCTATCTCAGGTATGTCTAGTTTTAAACCTTGTTTTAATTCGCCTCTTCTAATACTAGTAATCGTTTTAATCTGTTTGTTGTAATCTATTAGCATATCGTGTATTTAATTATTAAAGGTAAAAAAAAGGGACAGTAAATATACCACCCCTTTATTGAAAAAGAAAAAAAAATTAAAACGGTAGGTCTGCCTCGTTTCTGTCAGGCATAAAATCATTTGACGCTACAGCTTTTTTAGGACTGTCTTGCATAGCCTGTTTATTAATTTTAGTAAACTTAGCATACATCTTACTAGGGTCTTTTTGCGCCCTTAATAAATCTATACTTAAAAAACCATTGTTATCTGCTATATGGTCTTTATGTTTAGCTATAAAATCTTTAAACTCTTCGGCTCTAATATGCAATTTTGCTACTATCCAATCATACTTAGCCTCGTCTTTTACGACAAAACTGTTTACAAATTCACTCTCGTACTTACTGTTCATATCTATTTAGTTATAAAGTTAAAAAATAATTGTGCGTCATTTATTACGTCGTCTGTATTTGACATTAAGCGTTTAGCATTAAAAGTAGCTGAGGCTTTTATACAGTCTGTTTTAATTTTTATTATGTCTTTGTCTAAAGGTTTTTTTACTGACAACGATTTTAGAGACAAGTCCATAGTACTATTCTTTGTATCGTTTTCAACCTCTTTTTTATACTCTTCTTTAGGTATTCGAGCATTTTTATACTCTTCATTTGTAACCTCGTAAGTAATTTTATCACCTTTTGAAAATTTAAAATCACCTTTAGCGAAAAAAGTATATTGGTGACCGTCTGCAAATGAGACTTTATACTTTGTTAAACCATTCCATAGACCGTTTGGCTCTATGTTTTTAATTGTACCCTTTTTAATCATTATATGTAATTTAAGTTAATATTATTTTCTTTTAAAACTATCGCTCTCGTCTTCACCAAATACACCGTATTTATACAGTCCACAGGTTTTTAAAATAGCTCTACTTAACGCTCGTTTCTCAGCGAGTTCCATTACGTACCAACTATTTGTCGAACCCTCAGAATATGTAGCACCTTTTAATGCACTACCAAAAGTCTCTAGTTTTTCTGTCACAGCTTTCACTACAGCAAAGTTAGGCTCGCATCTAATAACCTCGTACTTTACATTTATGTTTTCGACGCTCATAATTTTCTCTATACCACTTCTAGTGATAATTGTAAAATGTTGGTGTTTAAATACGTCGCTCTCTTCTAAATTATACTTTTTATAAAGTTCTACTAATATATCTCGTTTCATTATAAACTATCTTTTTCTATTAATACTAATTTCATTACATCTAATTGTGACTCTAAAAACTCTACTCTGTTTTCTAAAGCCTCCACCCTATATTCTAAAAATTTCTCGTAATCTGTAGTAGATTTTCTAGACCTGTTTACGTCGTCACTATAAGTCATAATCGTGGATTTTTTGCAATACCTCGTCAGCTGTTTCAGTAACATAACAAATATCGCCATTAGTAAAAGAAATACGACAGTCTCGTATCTGCTGAGTAATAGTGACTATATGGAACTTGTTTATCCACATACCACCTTTCTCGTAGTCATTTAAGTAAATCATAATTATATCGTTTTTTAATTAATTATTCGCAATGTACAAAAAAAATGTTAATAACAAAAAAAACACCCTAAAATTAATTAAGGTGTCTTAAATTACGATATAACTAGTAGAGAACTACATCTACCTACGCAAATATAGTTTTAATTATTTAATTGCTCAAACTTTTTGGTATACAATTCTATTAAATCTTGCAAGTCAGAAACTGTATTTTTCTGCGTTTGTCTACTTTTTTGTAGTAAAGCCTCCGACGTTCCAGATCCATACTCTTTATCTAAGTGTAAACCAAACTCGTATTGCCTACCGTAAAAGTGACAGTTACAAGTATAGCATTGTGGTTTTACGTTTTGCTCGTCATATCTAGTTGCTGTATGTTTTAGACATAAAATGTCCGGCTTGCATTCCATCTTTTTGCCATTTCTTAGTAACGCCACAAGTATAGCATTGTACATTACCGTTTACGTCGGCATCTTTTTTTCTAATATATTGACTAAATATTGTGTCTAGCTTTTTCTTTAGCTTAGATACTGTAGGCTTTTTACTCATAGTCGATAAATGTATTAAAAAGAAATTTAAATTTTTGTTTGCACAGTAAATATTTTATACATATTTTTTACTAATATATACTAGTATACTACTATATACTAGTATACTACTATATACTAGTATACTAATATATACATATACTACTATATACTAGACTATATACATATACTAGTATAACCGTTTTAACGTCCTTTAAGGGACTAAAACTATTTTTTGGTACTAGCGTATTCTTTTGCTATTTTCTCGCCTGTACGACCTAAAACATAGCCTCCTATACCTAACTGTAGTAAATTCCAAAACTCATTCTCTAAAGGCGGTGTATCTAAACCAAATACAGGTGCTATAAATTTTACATAAATAACTATAAAAGCAAAAGCTAACATTACTATAGGTCGCCAACTTCTTTGTAGCCAATTACCTTTAGCCTCTTCTATAATTATTGTAGTCTGTAAACGTTGCAATTCTATTTGTTGCTCTTTAAGTACCTTTAACATCTCGTTTTTAGCCTTTAGACGCTCTTCGTCAGACGTAAATAATTTATCTATAGTATTGCTTACCTCGGTCACTAAACCTCCCTTAAACCACTCTAAAATCTTTTTCATAGTTTAATATCTAAATTGTAATTGTATAAAGAATAAATACAGATTAATTTCTTTGTAGTCAAATGTTTCGTCAGGCTTATGGCATTGCCACCCTAAAATCATAGCGTCCGGTACTAGTATTATTAAGTTTATTTCCATATTCACTTTTAGTTATAACTATTAATGTATTATGTACCCTTGTAGTACGTATAAGAGTAATATGTACCCTTTTCTTTACATATTGGTCTATATCTGTTAAGTTTATTGCTTAATCTTTACAGATGTTAGTTTTTAAAATTCCACCTTGACTTTCCACCTCGCCTTATGTCGTAATGCGTAAATGTATTGTATCTACCTAAACCACCTTGCAATATATCACCACTTGCTATAAGTTGTTCTATTAAGTCTGCTACATCATCATTAGAATAACCTTTAATAACTATGTCACTAGCTTTAGCGTGTAAATGCATCGACGTTTTAACACCACCTACTCTAGTGTTATGCTCAGGACACCTATAAGCACTATTTATTTTTATAGGTAAATTAACTGCGTCTCTTATTACTTGTAATTGGTTAGCTAGTTTCTGAATATTAGGTATTAACTCTTTTGGCATCTCACAGCCACATTTACATTCAAATTCCGACTTGCTAAAGTTTTTAGTTAATTGCATTATTTATTTTTTAAACGCTCGTTTTCTTTTTTAAGATAGTCTACTTCAACTCTTAATGAGTTTACCTCTGCGACTAAATCTAAAACTTGCTCTCTGATCCATCGTTTTTCCTGTTGGTAAGAGTAATCAAAGTATTTAAACGGAATTCTAGAAATGGTATATGATAATTTACCTCTTGTAAAATTCAAATAAAAATTAGGGTCTTCAAAATCATAGGTGCCATAACCATAAACTTCATCTATACCCAAAGTTGGGTCTTGCAATCTAATAGCACTGTGTCCAAATTTAGCAGCTAAATCTTCTCC